AAGGAGATTGTTTTATGAGTGGATTTTTTGATTCAGAACAAGTCAGAGAATCTTTGTTTGAACTTGATGAACTACAACATAAACTTTTTAGTGAATTGATGGAAATTCCTTTTTCTGATAAAGATAAAAAAAGGGAACATCTAGAAACGATGAAACAATTTTTGGAAAAACAAAAAGTTTTTATTTTTAGAATGTCTTTATCTGATGACCCAGACGCAGTAGAAATGAGAAATAGAATTCTTGATTCTGCTTTATTGTTTGGATTAGAACCAGGAGATGATATCAATACGTTTTTTGCGAAGATGGAAGAGTCTATTGAAAAACTTGAAAAGACCCTTGACGACTGACCTTATACCTGCTATACTTAATATGTACAATACTCTCAATACTACTAATACGGAGAATACAAATGTCTTTTGCTGATCTTAAAAAGCAATCCAAGATGGGTTCTTTGACTGAAAAACTCATCAAACAAGTTGAGAAACTCAACGACGGTGGTTCCAAAGATGATGATCGTTTTTGGAAACCTGTAATGGATAAAGGTGGAACTGGTTCTGCTGTAATCCGTTTTCTTCCTGCTCCCGAAGGTTGTGAACTTCCTTGGGCACAGGTTTGGTCTCACGCATTTCAAGGAACTGGTGGTTGGTTGATTGATAACTGCCTTACTACTTTGGGACAAAACTGTCCTGTATGTGAAGCAAACCGTGAACTTTGGAATACTGGTAGTAAGGATAATCAAAACATTGTTCGTGATCGTAAGCGTAAGCTTTCTTATTTCGCAAACATTTATGTTGTAAAAGACCCTGTGAACCCTGCGAATGAAGGACGAGTGTTCCTTTATAAGTTTGGTAAGAAAATCTTTGATAAGATTATGGCTTCTATGCAACCAGAGTTTGATGATGAAGAACCAATCAATCCTTTTGATTTCTGGAAGGGTGCTAACTTCAAACTGAAGTTGGTAAAGAAAGATGGTTATTGGAACTACGATAAGTCGGAGTTTGCACCGTCTTCTGCTCTTCTTGAAGATGATGATGAACTGGAAACAATCTATAAATCACTCAACAACTTGAATGATTTTGTTTCTCCAAGTGAGTTCAAGTCTTATGAAGATTTGAAGAAACGTCTTGATTATACACTTGGTCTCAAAGGAACTCCTAAGTATCAAGACCCCGAGACGATTGGTGAAGAGGAAGAAGATGAAGTTTCACGTCCTGCGAAGGAAACTACTTCAGTTCGTCCTTCTGCTTCTAGTAATGACGAGGACGAGGATGATGCGATGTCTTACTTCCAGAAGTTGGCAGAGTCCTGATTTCAAAATCGACTTTTAAATCCATTTTACCCCCGAAAAAAATCGGGGGTATTTTTTTGTCTGTAGGGTTCACACCCCAGTTATTTTTGGATTATAACCACGTTTAGTATTTTGATCTACGTATTGTGAAGATTCCGCATACTTCATAATATTCTTCATATCACTTATAAAGACTGCTAAGTATTCTGGTTTTAGTATTAATAGTTTTCTTTTCTTTTCATTTTCCAAAATTTCATATTCATAATTACTGACTTCTTTGATGGATGTAGTTGTAATTTTAGACGCACTTGTATCGGTGATGGAAATTGGTTGAACGTCCGTTGTTATTTTTACTTTTACACCACTTATAATAGTTGGAGTAGACATATTGTTTTTATTTTATTTAGATTTGTGGTTTGAGTTTAAATACAGGGACAATTTCACCATTTACTTCTTCCCCTACAATTTCATATAATAATGGATTGAGGACTATATCATTTTCAAAAACAATATCAAGAACTTGAACTGTGGTATTTCCAGCTCTTCTTTTTATTATTGTGCTTCCACCCCAACTTGCGGGCCAATTAGTTAAAATATTTGTGATACCAATATCAATTTTATTTTGTCTTCCAGCAACTTTTAATGTAGACGAGTTAAGTTCAATATCTTTTATGATTGCTTGTGTGGTTTCTATTCCATTATTATAAACGGGAAGATATTGATTTAAATTGATTGTAATACTATAATTTGCATTTTCATTTGGAAACTCACTTAAAGTGTAATCATTTTGACCTTCAGAAGTGGTTACTGATAGTGCTTTTCCTGGATCAACTTGATAACCACCAGGAACTACAACACGTCCATATTCGTCTCTAAATTCAACAGTTTCCCAGTGATGTGTTTTTCCAAGTTCTTCTTCACTTCCATACTTATCAATGAGATACTTATAAAAACTATTATTATCTAACGGCCATTGTTGATTGATATTTGTGATATTATTGGTTGTTAAAATTACCCAATCAAGTTCTGCATTATCATAAACTTTTGCAGCAACTTGGTCTGGTCTTTCATTATCAACAATTTGATAATAATTGAAAGCAGTTATAGCACTAGAAATATCACTTCTTAATTTTGCTCTTTTGAATATATTTTTTGCTACGACATAATCGTCATTAAATGACTGATTAGGAAAATTCGCAATATACTCGAAATTTGGAAGTTCTCTGAAATACGGCATTTTTTAGTACCCTACATCGTCGTCGTTGACTATTGAATTATCTTTATCTTTAAGGTTATCAAGAATAGTTGATTGATAATCATTTTCATATACGGGTTCAATTTCTTGAAAGTTTAAAGACATCTGCAAAGACACTGGTTGCCCTTCATCATAAGCAGCCCACTGACCGTCAGGTGCATAAATCACATTCATATTAACAAGAGCACATATCTTAAATTTATTTAATCCAGATATTTCTTTATTTCCTGCTGTTTTATATGAAAGTTTAAAAACATTTGGAGTTCCAAGAAAAAGAGAAGCAGCACCAGCACCAGACTGTGAGTTTAATTTTCTTGGAGCACTACCTTGCTTAAACATACGAATAATTCTTTTTACATTTGTTGCTTCTTTTTTACTTCTTGGACTCATACGCCAAGTGAAACCAAATGAACGAAGTGTTGGTCCTTGAAATAATAATTCAAGGTTTGAGTTTGGAACAATTCCAAATCCTCTTGCTAAGATAGTTTCTGCTGGAACTTCAAATCCAGCATTTTTTAATAATAATGAAGTTATTGCAGTTTTTACCAAAGGATTGTTTAAATCTGCACCAGCATTTATTAAAGCAGTAGCTTGATTAGCTGCTCCTGTTGGTAAACTTCCTCCTGTCGTTGAATTTAATATTGAAAGTGCTGCTTGAATTCCCATTTGTGGTCCTATATTTTTAATCATTCCGGCAGTTACTGCTGCCGTCATATTATTCATTGTATCATCGCCCCAACTTATAGCATTATTGTCTTGAATACCAGAAGGAATTGGTAAAATAGTAGTTGCAATTGGTTCTTTTAATGCACTATTTCTTTGCAATCCTTGTTTGAAAATATCTGCTGGATTTACATTTCCACTAAATACTCCTTCTAATGGTGCTTTATAACGATACATTGTGATTTGTAATGTATCTTGTTGTTCTTTTAAAATATCAATTGGGTACAATAAAAGACCACTTTTAAAAATATCTTTTTCATTATTGCTATCAAAATTGAGATTAGCAAGAGCAGCAAATCCAGGATCAAAAAAGTTCCCTTGTCCTGGTGGTGCTGCTAATGCACCTGTTCCTGGTATTGCTGTTGCTATTCCTGTATTTGTTCCTGGAAAACTATTGTTTACTCCTGCTGGACTATTTTGATTTGCTGGTTTTGCACTCGCATTAACTACATTTCCACCAGCATTACCACCTTTTGCTTGGTGTGCTGCATATACCTTCTTTCTTATATCAACTGAGAGTTGTTGCGCCAGTGCTGTTGGTTTGTTTGGGTCACCATCTACAAACAATTTTGGGTCTCGTATCGCATCACTTGTGTAACTACCATTTTTATAGAATATTGCTAGTCCAATTCCTATATCATATCCTAACGCACTTTTTGCTTTTAATTCATAATCTCCAGTTACTGGGTCATATCTAATACCAAGAGGACTAGGACCAAGAGGACCTAAACCAGAAGTATAATATTCGTCTTTTAATACTTCATAAGCCATTTATGGTGCGTCCCAAACTTTGGTTTTAAATACTGGTTGACCTCTTTTATCAACAAACTTCTCTGTTGGAAGTAATGATACTTCTCTCCATTCTTTTTCAGGCACTTTAAAGAATTCAGTCATTACTCCAGAGAAGAGGTATTTGTGTAAAGTTTTCTTGGGTGCGTTTACAATTCCTTCTTTATTTAGAAAGGATTGTGCAACACCTCCACGATATTGTGGATTGAGATAATGAAGATTTGCTCCAAGAAACCAACCTTCATTAAAACTAATGTCTAAAACATAAGACAACGGGTGTTTATCCCAGTATTCATATTTTTGTGGATACTTTGCTGAGTATAAAAAGAAAACCAAATCTCCTGGTTTTATAAATCCAGTATCTGCTTCATTAATATCTCTATTTTGTTGATTTCTCAATTCATTCATTAGTGAATTGGTCCACCAATCACTACTACGATATTTGTTGCCTGCTTGTTTTCTAATGTCGTCTGCGATCATTTTACGTTAATCCCCAATTCCTTTTCTGTGAATATCTTAAACTCATATTTTCTATCAGCACACCAATTTTTTGCTGCTTCCCATTTTGCTTGATTGATTGCCCACATTTTTACTGAATAAGCCCAAGACTTAGTTCTTCGTTTTGGGTTTGTTTCGGGCATTTTTAAATCTTTTGCTGGTTTGATTTCAACAACAAGTGTTCGTGTGTTTCCATCTTTATCTTTATATTTCACAAAGAAGTCGGGGAAATATCTGTGATACTTATTGTCTATTGGTGAACGATAAGGAATAAAAAACTCTTCACTTTTCCAAGAATTCACACTTTCAGTCAAATCACAATATTGCATAAACTTCAATTCATAAGAAGACCTATAGACAATATTTGATGGGTCTCCACCATACTTTTGTGGATTATGTGGTCTATATTTTCCCTGTCTATATTTACTATCTTCGTTACGAGGCATACATAGTATAAACACTTAAGATATTTATAGATGGCTGCTCCAGATAGAGGGTCTCCACGCATAGGACCATTATACCTTAAGATGACTGAAGGTAGTCCATCAAATGGGATGCCTTCGGCAAGAGATATTTTTGGTAATCTATCTCTCACTAGTCAATTCAAAGTATCATTGCATTTAACCAATGTTGATGCTGGTGGAAGTGGATTGATGAGTTGGTTGCGTAATTCTAATGTTATTACTGGAAATCAAACAAAAAATTATGTTTATGATTTTTATTGTGCGGAAGCAGTTATTCCTGGAGTGCAATTTGATGTAACTGAAGAGATGGGAAGTCGTCAAGGAACGATTGAAAGGTTTCCAACGAGAAGAATTTTCCCAGAATTTACAATGACCTTTTATGTTGATAATGAATATAATTTAATTCGTCTTTTTGAAGAATGGATGAATTATATTAATCCATTATATGGTGGTACTGGTGAATTACCAGCAAGTCCAAGAGGACAGGGAGATGATTTGGGAAAAGACCGAACAGATTTCTTTAGATTTAGATACCCAGATGATTATAAGAGAATTATATCACTCACAAAGTTTGAGAGAAATTTTGATAGTTCAGACTCAAATAATGTAAAATTCCCACCACATTTAACTTATAGAATGCTTGAAGCATTCCCAACAAACATTACTGCGATGCCTTTGACTTATGAGGGAAGCCAAATTGTAAAAACAACAGTCACATTCCAGTATATAAGATATGTAATGGAAAAGAATTACGGTAATTTAGACAAATAAATAAATTTAATAACTGAATAAATTATGTTACCTAAGATTACTACACCCACGTATGAATTGGTTTTACCATCAACTGGAAAAACAATTAAATACAGACCATTTTTAGTCAAAGAAGAGAAGATATTGATTCTTGCTCTTGAAAGTCAAAGCACAAAAGAAATTACAAATGCAATCAAGCAAGTATTAAAAGATTGTATTGTAACTAAAGGTATTAAAGTAGAAGAACTACCTACTTTTGATATTGAGTATATTTTCTTAAATGTTCGTGGTAAGTCAGTTGGAGAAAGTCTTGATTTGATTATAACTTGTGGTGATGATGGAGAAACACAAGTTCCAGTAACTGTGTTTATTGACCAAATTAAAGTTGAAGAAGACCCAGAACATAAGAGGGATATTCAACTTGATACTGATTTGGTTTTGAGAATGAAGTATCCTTCATTGGACCAATTCATTAAAACTAATTTTGATTTTAGTTCAGAACAAAGTTCATCAAGTATAGACAGATCTTTTGATATAATCTCTTCTTGTATTGATGTTATTTTTAACGCAGAGGAAAGTTGGGCTGCTGCGGATTCCACCAAAAAAGAATTGACTGATTGGATTGAAACTTTAACCCCAAATCAGTTTAAGGAAATTGAAAAGTTTTTTGATACGATGCCTAGACTTTCTCATACTGTGAAAGTTATAAATCCAAAAACTAAAGTTGAAAGTGATGTAACGTTGGAGGGTTTAACGTCTTTTTTCGGTTGAGTATGGCTCATATGGAACTAGAGTCATATTTTAGAATTAACTTTGCCTTGATGCAGTTCCATAAATATTCATTAACTGAGATTGAAAATATGATGCCCTGGGAAAGGGACATCTACTTAGCACTTCTACAGCAACATATTGAAGAAGAAAAATTAAAACAGCAGCAACAAAATGGTTAGTTCTGTTCTTAGTCCAGAAAAAGTAGTAGGAAGACAGAATACAAATAAAGCAGCAGCACAGAACTTTATTTCAGGTGGTTCTGTAGTTGGTGCTTCTGTTGTGAATGGTGCTGCGAATAAAATCGTAGGTTTTCAAAGAGCAGGAGTTCAACCAGCACCTTCGGCAGCAGGTAGTATAGTAAGCACAATATCTACAAATATTAATAATAATGTAACGAGCACAATTAATAAAACACTTCAAGGATTTTCTGCTGATTATCAAAGAAGATTAAAACAAGTAGATGACGCAAAACCAATTGGAATTCTTGGTAAGTTTTTAAATGTTTATAAGACTGCGTTAGGTTTTATAAACTTTTTTGGTAATAAAAGAAATATTGATAAGGTAAGAGATAATTTAGAAGCACTTAAAAAATCATTTACTGAAAGTTTTGAGGTTGCAAAATTAATTCGTCAAGTTATAATTAAAATTGTAAAACAATTATCAAATCTTCCTGTTGCTTCACCTTCTGGTGGTGGAGGGTTAAATCTTGATGTTGATATTCCTGGTGGTGGAGTGAAGAAATCTGCTCCAAGAGGACTTGGAAGAATGATGGGTGGTGGTAAAGGTAAAATGTTTGCTCTTGGTGCTGGTGCATTAGGACTTGGTGCTGCTGGTGCTGGTGCGGTGAATGCTCTTTCTGATAGTCCACAAGCACAAGCAGCAGGAACATCACCAGAAATTCCTGGAGATGTTGTTGATAGGTTTTCTTCAATTGTTGATAAGTTTGCAAATGCGATTAGCAAGTTATTTGAAAATACCAAACAAAAACCAAAACAACAACCTCCTGGTTCTTCTGGTGGTGGGGGTGAGAAAAAACCACCTGGAAAAACTAAACCTCCTGGACCTACTGGTCCTGTAGTATCATCTGCTCCTGGAGAATCTAACTTAGCTGCTTTTATTTCTACTTTGGAGTCGAGTCAATTGCAAGACCAAGCAGATGTTATGCAAAGCATGACTAATAGAGCAGGTCAAAACTACTCTGGGTATGGTGGTTTGTTTGGTCAATTAACAGCTCCTAATCAATATTCTCCACTTTCAGCAGCTATCCATGGAACTACTGACCCAAAAGCGCAAGCAAAATATGGTCCAGTTGCGGATAAACTTGGAAAAACTCCTCAAGAAAGAATTGCAAATCTTCAACAAATAATTTCAAAACCAGATGCACTTTCTCAACTTCAAACTTTATTTGGGGCAGGAAATGCTTCTGCAGCTAAAAGTTTAATAGATGATTTTTATTCTGGAGGGCCACTTTCAAAAGAATCTGCAAGATTTATTCAAGGTAGAACAGATTTTGGAGCTAGGTCTGGAGTTGGTGGAGCTTTAGGGTCTGGTCAAATAAAAAGAAATTCCAATACATTTGGTGCTGCTAATGCAAGTAAGGGTGCAAGTTCACTAATGGGAATAGTCCCATCAGCATCAGTTCTTCCATCACAAGCACAAGTAGCAGCAGCACCAACACAATCAGTAGCACAACAACAAATCGCACAGCAAGTAGCACAACCAGCAGCAACACAACAACCTGTTGTAATGCCGATTAATTTGGGTGGTGGAGGACAACAACAAACAGGTGGTGGTGGAACAAGTGGTCCTCCTCCTTCACAAGGTAGTGGACCATCAGTTCCATTTTTACCAGCAGGAAATCCTGATAATTTCTTGGTTCTTTATTCTAGAATGGTTTATAATATCGTTGACGGATAATGAAAAAAACACTTTCTTCTCCATTAGTTGCTGCGGCAAATAATATTGTTTCACTTGGTTCAAGGTCAAACTCCTTACCGAGATTTCAACGTGATTTTAATAGTTTTAGTAGATTTTTAGAAGTAGAAAATAGATCGTTAGAAAAATTAAAACTACCAGACAAGAAAAAAATAAGAGCACTTGCGAGTTTAAATATCGCAAGTAATTTTGGAAGACCAGGAAATCTATTGAGTTCTTTGTTTAGTGGAGCATTAGACCTTGCTGGATTTGTTGGTAATATGTTTCCAGGTAGAGGAAAGTTAGGAAAACCACAAAGACCATCAAACGTAAAACCACCAAAACCAACAATTAAAGGACCACGATTGAAATTGGGTGGTATGAGAGCAGTTGGTGTTGGTAATGCACTCTTTGCTGGACTTGATTTTGCGACTGGTCTTGCGGAAGGTGAAAGTGTAGGAAAAGCAGCAGCAGGAGCAGGAGGAGCACTTGCTGGTGGATTGCTTGGTGGAGTAATAGGTCAAACACTTATTCCTATTCCTGGACTTGGTTTTGTGATTGGAAATATGGCTGGTAGTTTTCTTGGTGGATTTGCTGCTGATAGGGTATATGAAGGTGGAAGTGCTCTTAAACAAAAACTTGCTGAACGATTAAAAGGACAAGAAGGAAAGCAAAAGGGTATTGCTTCTGGTCTTACATTTAAGGATACAATAGATAAGTTTGATGCTGCTGTGAATAGATTTGAGAGAGGAGTTGCGATGGGATTGTTTGGGAGTGTTTCTCAGCAGATGGAAGAAAGTCAAGTTGGAGATTGGGAACAAGGGGAAACAAAAAATGATAAATTTGATTATAATAAAAAAGGAGAAGATGTAGAATTAACTGGAACTGGAGATGAAATATTCCCTTTACCTAGTGGAAATCCTCAATTCAATACTTCAACTGGGAATTTTTATTCAATGAGAGGGAAAAGACAACATAAAGGACAAGATATTGGAGTTGACCCAAATAGTCCTGTTGTTTCCTCTCGTGATGGAACTGTTATAGATGCATATCCTAATGGATATGGGGATGTTGGTGGAGCAGTTATTATTAAATATAGTAATGGGCAACAAGGACTTTACGGTCATACAATACCTAATGTAAAAGTCGGGGAAAAAGTTAAGGCCGGACAAAAGATTGCTAAAGTTGCAGATGATGGTGGAAATACACATCTTCATTATATGCGTAAAGATACAAAAGGCAATTATATAGACCCTTACCCTTTGTTAAAATCCAGCAAATCTGGAGTTTCTCAAGTACAACCAAAAAAAGAAGAGAATAAAAAAGATTTACAAAAACAATCTCAATTCACAAAAGATGGTGCAGATCAATCACAAAAAGAGACACAAGTATCACCACAACAGCAACAAGCAACACAAGCACCAACAACACAATCACAAGTAGCAGCATCACCACAAATGATGCAAGTTCCACAAATGTCTTCTATGGTTGCAGCAGCACCAATGAACCTTCCAGTTTCTCCACAAAATATTCAGTATTATACTTCATATAATCAACCAGGTGGTGGTGCTTCTGTGATTATGCCTATAATGATGGGTGGAGGTGGTGGAGGTCAAAGACCAGTCTTTATTCCCGTTGGAGGAGGTGGAGGTGGTGGAACTGTGATTATGCCTGGACCAACAGAAGGTCAAGTGGTAAATAGTCTTATGAAAACTATGTTACTCACCAATCTTTCCGCAACGTAATGGCAGCAGCAGTAGGTTCATTTAAACCCAATTATTTTACCATTCAAACTTTGGATGGTAGTACAACTGTTGATGTTACAAACTCTTGTTTGTTCTTTGATTATTTTGAGGATATTTTGTCTCCTTGTGTGACTGCTATAGCACAACTAATGAACAGTTCGTCCTTGTTTAATATCTTACCAATTCGTGGTGGAGAAAAAGTTACAATTAGTGTTGATACTGCTTTTGGTGAATTTGTATTGGATGACTTATATGTTTATAAAGTAAGTAATCTTGACGCACAACATTCAAATGAAATGTTTACTTTAAATCTTGTTTCTCGTGAAGGATTAACAAATGAAACTTCTAGATGTGAAACAATTTAT